CTAGTGAGACTGTACAATAAAATCTTTGAAACTAATAAAAAGGTTTCCAGCTGTGGCAGCTGTGTAAAAACTACTATGAAACAATTAGAGACAGTATATGAAAACAGTTGTAAAAATGAGTAAAAAAAGTCAAGTATTTAGATTTTGTTGTAGTTGTGTTAGAGTTAGTCTAATAGAGAAAGGAAAATGCTATTTCTGTAACGGAGACTTTATACTATCTTTACCTACTGATGATTTATACAAAATGCCTAAGAGAGTTGAAAAAGCACATTAAAGTATATATAGAGTTTTTTGATTATATGGAGGGTGATTTTATGCCCTGTGAAATGATGTGTGGTGATAAAGCTACAGATGTTCACCATATACAGAGGAGGGGAATGGGGGGCTCTAAGACAAAAGACTACATAGAAAACCTAGCAGGATTATGTAGAGAATGCCATTTAAAGGCAGAATCAGACACTATGTTTAATATGTTTGTAAGGATAAAACACCTAGAGAACGTATGCAACCAGGTCTATGCAAAAATAGAGTATGAAAAAATAAATAAAGAATATGAAGCCAAAAAAAATACAGATTAGTAAAATAAAATCAAACCCTAGTAATCCTAGAAGCATTAGTAAAGAAAAATTCAATAAACTAGTAAACTCTATAAAGGAGTTTCCTAAAATGCTAGAACTCAGACCATTAGTAGTAGACGAGAACTTTGTTGTACTAGGTGGAAATATGAGATTAAAAGCACTAAAGGAGCTAGGAATAAAAGAGGTTCCGTATATACAAGAGAAAGACCTAACAGAGGAACAAAAGAAACAGTTTATTATTAAGGATAATGTAGGATTCGGTAACTGGGACTATGATATACTAGCAAACGAATGGGACGAAAATATACTAAACGACTGGGGACTAGATCTGTGGCAGCCTGATGAAGATGCAGACTACTCTTTACTAGACGCTGAGGACATTGATTCAGACGTTGAAAATATGGCCAGTAACGTCAGAAGAGCTATTATGGTGGACTTTGACGCAGATGACTACGAAAAGGCTTATGAGATATTTAAATACTTTAGGGAGAAGAAAATATACACAGGCGGGCTTATACTAGAGTTCTTAGAAAAACAACAAAAAGACATATAATATGAAAAAAATAGAATTAGTACAACAGGAGCATACAGTAAAGGTAGGTGATGTTTGTGGAGATATAGAGCCAAATATAGTAGAGGACACTATGTTTATGGTAGATGGAGAGCCTATAGGTTTTTACATTAGTGATTTAAATAACTATAGTGAAAAAGCTGTAAAGTTCGCAGACATTGCAAATAAAGAGCTTAGGAGTGAGAACGTGCCTAAATCTACTATGAGAAGAGACTCAGGCGGAGTAGATCAGTATAGCACTATTATTGGCAGCATTGTACCTAAACCACATATGAGAAGGCCTTATCCGTCTATCTCTAGTGTACATAATGTAAAGTCTGCTCAAACATTTATCAAAGCAATGCTATTACTCTGTAGAGAAAGCGAAGAGCTAATAAAGAAGCTCACCCCTAGTATATACGAAAAACAAAAGAAAGTAATAGAAGAAAACGTGCCTGAAAAATGGAGACTAGGAAGATTGTTTACTAGTAGTATATCTAACTTTAATATACCTGCACCTTTTCATAGAGATAACGCAAACCTAAAGAACTGTGTAAACGTAATTATAGCTAGAAAAAAGAACGCTACAGGAGGAAACACTACTGTACCTGACTATGGGGCTACTGTAAATAGCTGTAACAATTCAATACTAGTATATCCAGCTTGGAGAAATGTACACGGAGTAACACCTATTAGACCTACATTTGAAGGAGGTTATAGAAATAGTTTAGTGTTCTATCCGCTATCGGGATTTCAAAAGTTTTAATCTAATAATAATACAAATGGCACACGATAAAAAAGAAAAATTATTACAGGCACTAGAAGAAACACAAGGACTAATATATCACGCTTGCAAAAAGGCAGGCAATATTAGTAGGTCTACTTACTATAGATACATTAGAGAGGACAAGGATTTTGCTAAAAAGGTAGAGGAAATAAAACAGGCTCAGGTAGATTATGTAGAAGGACAGCTAATAAAGAATATCTCTAAAGGCAAAGAGACTAGTATTATATTTTATCTAAAGTCAAAAGCTAGAGACAGAGGATATGCAGAGAAATTAGATATTACTAGTGGAGGTAAATCTATAACCGATCTAAAAATTGAAGTAATTGACACAGGCAACGATTAAGACTACTAATGTATTTCACAAGGCGTATAAGTCTAGCACACGGATTACTTGTCTTCAGGGGGGGACTAGGAGTTCAAAGACTTATTCGCTTTGTCAATTATTTATAGTAAGAGCTCTTAATGAGACAGGTAAGGTTTTTACTATATGCAGAAAGACATTGCCAGCACTAAAAGGTACAGCGTATCGTGATGTATTAGAACTACTAAAGCAGCTAGAAATATACTCAGAAGAGTATCACAACAAATCAGAGCTTTCGTATACTCTAAATAACAATCTAATAGAGTTCATTAGTGTAGATCAACCACAAAAGATACGAGGGCGTAAAAGAGACTATTTGTGGCTCAATGAGGCAAATGAGTTTACCTACGAGGACTATCAACAGTTAATACTAAGAACAACAGACAAAGTATATTTAGACTACAACCCCTCAGATCCTTACAGCTGGATATATGATAAGGTTATTACTAGAGACGATTGTACCTTTATCAAATCTACATACAAGGCTAACCCTTTCTTAGATAAGGACACAGTAGCAGAGATTGAGAGACTAAGAGACTTAGACCCTGACTACTGGCAAGTTTATGGACTAGGGGAAATCGGTAGTATTCAAACTATGATTTTTAGAGCTTTTAATCTAGTAGACGATGTACAGGGCCGTTTAGTAGGGTATGGGTTAGATTTCGGATTCACTAATAGCCCTAGTGCTTTAGTTGGTATATATGTAAAAGATGATGACCTATACATAAAGGAGTTACTATATGAAAAGAGATTAACAAATACTGATTTGGCACAGAAGATAAAAGACTTAGGTATTAGTAGACAGGACGAAATAGTATGTGATTCAGCAGAACCCAAGGCAATAGAGGAACTGTATAGATCGGGCCTAAATGCAAAGCCCGCTAAAAAGGGGGCAGGAATACACCTAGGTATAGATATTATGCGTAGATACAAAATGCACATTACAAAGAGCAGTCTAAATGCTATTAAGGAATTTAGGGGCTACAAGTGGGCAACAGATAAGAATGGCGATGTACTTAATACGCCAGTAAAGGTAAACGATCACCTAATAGATGCGGCCCGTTATCTGTGCCTAAACAAGCTTAGTATTAATCATAGCGGTAAATACTATATACTTTAAAAAAACGAATTAGAAACTTTTATATTTATTAGTAATGAAAGAGGTTAAATTAACAATACCTGATAACTGGACTGACATAACAGTAGGAACATACCAGGAATATGTGAAAATACAAGAGGGAAAAGGAGCAAGCAAAGCAAAAACAATAAACAGTATAGCACTACTTTGCAACACATCACCTGCAATAGTTAAAAAAATGGTCTTCAAAGACTTAACAGAAATAATGAAAATACTAAAAAAGATGATTGAAAGCGAACCAGGTGAAAGTAAGTTTAGAAAGGTATTTAAAATTAATAGTGAAGAGTACGGTTTTTGCCCTAATCTAAATAGCATTACAACAGGTGAGTATATGGATCTTGAAGCATACTGTAAGGAGCCTATAGAAAACCTACATATAATTATGTCAATACTATACAGGAAGATAACCTTTAAAAGAAATGAGAGATACGCAATAGAAGAGTATAATCCTGATGAGTTTAAAGAGGAGATATTTAAGGATTGCCCTATGGACATTGCGTTGAGTTGTCTAGGTTTTTTTTTGACTTTAGGAAAAGAATTAGCAGCGATTTCGCACAGCTATTTACAGAAACAGGAGACGAAACTGCAAAGGGGGTGAGTATGACCTCTAAGTGGGGCTGGTATAATACATTATATATGCTCTGTAACGATAATATACTAAACATAGAGAAAATAACAAGATTGCCGATATTAGAGGTGTTAACCTTTTTGTCATTTTCACAGGACTATAACAATAAACAAAGGAGTAATTATGATAACTTTTAGAAACGCTGTAGGATTTTTAGAGACAATAGCTAGTAAGCATTTTATGATAAATAGCTTTCATAGTGGTTTTTTAGATGAGGTAGACATAAACAAGCTAGGGGCTACTGATTATGTAATACTATATGCAGAGCCAGGAACAGCAACAGTAGACAAGGGAGTTATGACGTATAGCTTTAATATATACATATTAGATATGATTAACGATGAAGTAGGTGATGCTCCTAATAATGAGAGACTAGGTAGAACAGATACACTAAGCGAAAATCTACAAATACTACAAGACGTAATTAATGAGTTTCACAGGAGTTTATACTCTACTAGCTGGGTGGATGGTGAGGTAGTATTAGAATTACCTATTTCTTGTGAGCCTTTTACTGCTAGATTTGATAACCAGCTTACAGGGTGGACAGCTACTCTAAGCATGCAAGTAGATAATAAGAACAATTTATGTATTGTACCAGTAACACCTAACAGCTAATGAATTATAGTAGAACAATACAGAAGATGCAGAAACTAGGCAGATCGGTAGTTACACAAGGAAAAACTATACTAAAGAATTTCAAGCCTTATGCTAAGACTACTAGCGGTAACTCTCTGTATAATGACTATAACTATCTTGTTACTACAGCACAAAACAGCGTAACACTAGAATTTGTGTTTGGTAGAGCTGAGGACTACTGGCAATTTGTAGACGAAGGGGTTAGAGGTGCTGACCCTGGAAAACACAAGGGACGTCCTAGAGCTGTAAAAAGCCCTTTTAAGTATTCTAATAAGATGCCTCCTAGATCAGCTATAGATAGATGGATTGTTAGAAAGCCACTAAAGGCTGCTAGAGATAATGGAAAATTTATACCTAGGAAAAGCCTAGCTTTCGCAATACAAAAAAGCATATTTGAAAAAGGTTTATACAGGACACAGTTTTTTAGCAGGCCTTTTAACCTCGGAATAAAAAAGCAGGAAGACAGCATTTTAAAGGCGTTTGCGGACGATTTAGACGCCGAACTAGACAAACTATATAAAAACTAAATTATGGGATTAGGGAGCATAGCATTCGTGCAAGTACCAATAGAAGATGATACACCAGTAATAACTAACTGGACACCAATAGTACCTTATACTGTTCATCAAGACGACATATCAGGCTTATTTTATTTTAAACTAATACTAGAGGTTAGATTTAATGATGCTTCTGGTGAATTATTAGCAAAGATAAAACAGCGAAGAAATGGATTTATAGATGATATTACAGGTGATGAGGCACGAGCAACATTTGACATTAGGGATATAGTAAACTCACAATTAAAGGACACTATTGCAGATTTTAATGCTACTACTAAATCTATACACCAATTAGGTGAAAATAACACAGCTAAGGTTTTTAGTGATAACATTGACCAGATAAAAAAAATATATGTAAAAGCTTATCAAGAGTATTCCTCGTCTGCCTCTAGTACGCCATCAGAAGATACCTCACCCTCTGCAAACGATACCTTGTATTATATTGCAGCTTCGTTGCCTTTAGAAGAGGCAAGAGGAACAACATACTTTCAAGGTGATGATAGTAATGCACCTTTTAGGTCTTATACAGGTAGCTATTATACAGATCGTCTTTTAAGTAATGTTGTAAAGGGTTACGGAAGGGGTGAAGCATACGCTAAAGGTAATAAGAGCAGAAACTATGTTCAAGATACAGACTATCATACAGTAGGGTTTTTAAATGATAATGCTGCTTTTGAAAGCTCTATAAAGTTCTTTCAAGTAGTTTTTTATAATTCTTCTGATAGTGCTATAAATACTGTTTATGTCAGAAACAACGATACTAATGGTGGTGCTATTCCTGATTCAGAGGTTAGTAAAGACGGTGAGAGATTACTATATTATGGTTGCGGCCCTGCTAATCTAGAGGCACAAACTGTTACAAATGATACTAATGCAAGGCCGTCTAATAATTCAGGTTGGGTTTATTATACTATTAGAGGAACAGTAACAGACAGTCCTAGTGGTGATAGTGATTATAAAACTGCAACATACTATTTTATTAAAGAAGACGGCAATTGTAAAGGTTATAAAATCAGAAGATTAGCTTGGCGTAATAGTTTTGGCTGTTATGATTACTTTAACTTTACTAAGAAATCTACACAGACAATAGATGTAGAGCAAAACAATTATCAAACACTACTAGGAGACTTTAGTAGCAGTATGTACTATTATGACAATTTTGACAGAGGTAAAAGAACAAGACAAACAACAGCAGTAATAAAAGAGACTTTAAATACAGATTGGATAAGAGAAGAGGAAGCACAGCTTTTAGAAAGTTTAATAATGTCTACAAATGTTCAAATAGTAAAAAATGCAGACACAGACTATACAGTACCAGTAATGATTACAGATAAAAGTATAGTAAGAAAAACACAGGCAAATGATGGTATTAAAATTCAGTACACTATTAATATAGAATACGCTAATCCTTTAAATACTAATTCATAATGGCTAAGGTAAGATTAGTAGCATTTAGAAGAACTTTTTACTCTTCTGCAACAGTTTTTACTAGTTCAGAGGACACTACTTTTGAGCTAGATCTCAACGAGTTTCCAAACATTAGTGTAAATTACCAATTTTCTGACATTAAAAACCCTGAAACTAGAAAAGGTAGTTTTAGTCAAACATTTAAACTGCCATTTACCCCTAATAATAATCAGTTTTTTGAAAACTGGTATAATTACAATAATGAAACTCAGCACTTTAATACTAGACAAAAATTCAACGCTGTTTTGTATGTTGGAACTGTTCCACAAATAGAGGGTTATTTACAGTTAAAAGCAGCTTATAAAAAAGAAGAGTGTTATGAAGTCGTAATCTTTTCTAACGCTGCCGATCTGTTTGCTGTAATAGGTGAAAATAGCTTAAAAGATGTATTTAAAAATGAGAACGGGTCTTATGATGACGAGCTAAACCACGTATTTAATGCTGATAATTTTGAGGACTCTTGGGACGGTAGTAGCACTGCCTTTAAAAACACAGCAGGAGATGCTTTAAGAGATGCAGACGCAGGAGTATGTAAAGTAATGTACCCTTTGTCTGTTACACAGCCTGGGTTCTATTTTCCTGACCCTGATGGTGATAGTGAAACTGCATACAAATTATCTTATTTTTCTGGAAATCAATGGCACAAGTGCGTAGATATTACACAGTTCAAACCCGCTATTCAATTAAAGTATTTAGTAAAAAGAATACTAGCAAAAGCAGGGTTTAGTTATACCTCTACTTTTATAGACGGCTCTTATTTTGGCAAGCTATTTATGACTACTGGAGGTTATCTAGGAGCAGCAGGCACGTCAGTATCTACACAGGTTCAAATACCAGGAGGGATTATGAAATTAGGTAGATCAGAAAATAACAATTGGGGGGTTTTGACTAGCACTGGTGCTGATGTTGGTTTTGACTGTACTTATGCTACCTCCTGGGGGCCTTTTGGTGGAGGTTCTTTTGATGTGCAAAATGATGCATCTAATATATATAGCGACACATATAATTACTATACTAAAAAATTTTCTAGTATGCAAAGTGTTCGAGTTAAACACAGAGTAAGGGCTACAAGTGGAGTAGCTCCCTGTGATAGCACGCCCGCAGGAGCACAAACAGGCTTAAATACCTCAGGATATGTTTATGTAAGGTATAGAATAGTAGAGGTTAGTGATACAGGTGCTTATATAGGCAATCTATGGGAGTCAGACGATTACCAGGTTTGCTTTGGTTGTAGTTCAGCAGGATATGGAGCTACAGGGGGTCCTGGTCTTGGTTCAAATGGTGTAAATTTACCTATAGATGAAAGCATAATGCCTTTAGGAACAAGGTTTAAGATTTGGGTTCGTAGGTCAAACTGGAGACCTTATGGAAACGGGAGTTTTACTTTTACACTAGGGTATCAAGGAGATTTTTACGAGCTGACAGATACAAACGGTGCAGTACAAGATATAAACACAGAGGTTAGAATTCAATGGGATCCGTATGAGTTAAATGTGTATGGCAGCACAATAGATGTGCCCGCCAATATAGACCCTGAAATAACACAAAGAGACTTTTTAAAGGACATAATACAGCGTTTTAATCTTATTGTAGTATCAGACCCTAATAATCCCTCAAACATAAGAATAGAGACATATGACGATTATATATCACAAGGTGGTATAAAATATTGGACAGATAAGCTAGATTTAGATAAGGAGGTAATAATAAAAGATACAACATCTTTACAGAAAAAGAAAATTCATTTTACAGATCAAGAGGACGAAGATTTGTATAATAAAGAGTTTAAAGAAAATTACCCTACAGCTAATGTTTATGGACACTATAAAAGAGAGGAACTGTTTAATCAGTTTGCTAAAGGTGAGTTAAAAAATGAATCTATTTTTGCACCTTTTATAAATTCTAAAGTATATACTAGTGACAATCATAGTGGGGGTAGTATGTTAGATAATATGACTGTTCAGTACGAGTTTACTTATGAAATGGACGAAGAAACTGGTAGCGTAGAAAATGTACTAAAAGAAACAAAGCCTAAACTATTTTATTACTGTGGAACTGAAACTACTGTAATAGGAACACAAACCGCTACTACAGTTACTTATCGCTTGCATTCTATTGCTCCTGTAACCAACGTGATTACTGTGCATAGTTTTAACACGTACCCAGTTTGTAGCCCTTTTGATATAGTGCCCTCTAGTAACGAGTTTACACTAGGATCTAGCACTAAAAGCTTATACTGGAGAGGTGCACCGCCATTAGTAGGAGAGGTTACTATATTTAATTGGGACGAAGATTCTAATAGCTGGGGTGGTTTATATGGTGATTACTGGAGAAAATACCTAGACGGTTTATATTCTACTAGAGCTAGAATAATGGAATGCTATTTAAACCTTAATGAAGTAGATATATTTAACTTTAAATTCAATGATGAGATTTTTATTAAAGACGCTTATTGGAGAGTTATTAGTATTAATAATTATCAAGTAGGAGAAAAAGCTTCCACAAAAGTTACACTATTAAAAGTCGTAGATGCGTTGATTACAGCTGACGGCTGCGACTACACACTAGGGACTCTGAACGGTCAAAATACATATAATAATTATTTTATATGGTGCCCCTCTAATGATGATGACTGCACACCTACTGTTAGTGATGCTAATAATATTGGTTTATTTACTAATCCTGAATGCTGTGTTAATATGGGCGGTGAGGTGGAATGGAATAATACTGTTAATGCTGCACAAAACTTATATATGTGTCAGTATGGTTCAGGAAGTAGACCTCTAAGAATACAAGATTTAACTAATATTAAAAACATACTAGGAGGTGTTGGTGTAAAAACAATAACCTCAGGTAAAACAGCTGGACTAAACAACCCTTTTATTAGAGGATCTGACACTAATAAATATGCTAGTAATATAATTCCAAAATTTGGAGACGATATTGTTATTAAGTATAATGTATCGCCTGTAGGAGTGCCTAAATTATATGGAGAAAATCACAGAATAATACTAAACGGATTTACTGAAGGCACTACTACTAGTTACGCTTTTCCACAAGGTGAGTCTGAATCTCCTAAAATAATGATGCCTACTGATAGTACCTGTAGAATAAGTGCTAAGGCTACTGTAACAGTAATAGGTGGAACTAACAGCACTTATACTGTAGGAACAACAGATAGTCTTTCTTTTTATACTGTATTTAGAAATGCAAACGGAATAAATACACAAATAGGTGCAGCAGGAGGTGAAAGGCTATTTGCTTTAAATGAGGTAGGAGATCGTGTTAATTTATATATAGATATAAATGAAGGTGAAATTAGATTTGGTTTAAAAGACACTCAGGCTGACACTAAGAGATTATGGACACTAAGTGTAGATTTAGATGTGCGTTTAATACCTAATCTATCTGACCCTCTAGGAGTAAACTATGCATTGTTTCAAAACTCTGAAATTATAACCCTACAAAATTATGATTTACTATTATGGAATTAAAGAGATATATAGAAAATACAGCAAAGCTAATAATACCTACTATAGATAATATACAGCTAGTAGAGTATAAAAATAAAGAATTAGACTTTGTTTATGGTATGGAAGAGTATCATACAAGTTTTAGAAGAATGTTTAAACAAATAATAAGAATACTATGCCGCAAGTAAGAACAGTAAAATATGTAGCAGACACTAAGGAGGCCGTAGATGGCGTAAAAAAGCTTAGTAAAGAAGAAAAAAAAGCAGCAGATGCTAGGAAAAAACAGCTAGCAGAACAAAAGAAAGAGCAACAGGCCCTAATAGATAGCATAGGTGTTTTTGGTATGACTATAGGGGGCTTAAAGCAGAACCTAAAGGGAATGGCTACAGCAGGAAGTATAGCATTTAAGACTATAGGAAGAGCTGCTATTGCTTCAGGTATAGGAGCTGTAGTAGTAGCATTTGGCTCACTAATGACGTTTTTGACTAAAACTAAAAAAGGAGCTGAAATACTAGAAACAGCTATGGCGGCCCTAGGTGCTACGTTTACTGTTATTGTAGATCGTGTATCTCAGTTTGGTAAGGGTTTAGTAGGATTGTTTACAGGTAAGGGTAAGCAGGGCTTAAAAGATATGCTAGGTTCTTTTAAAGGAATAGGAGAAGAAATAAAAAATGATGTTAAGCTAATGACAGACCTATCTAAGGCTACAATAGCATTAAGAGATAGCACTAGAGAATTAAATGTAGAAACAGCAAAGCAAAGAGCCGAAGTAGAGGCACTTAAATTAATAGCAGAAGACAGAACAAAAGGAGAGGCAGAAAGACTAGAGGCAGCAGAAAAAGCATTTGCA